TGCGCGGCGATGCGGGCGCAGCGCATCTCGCCGTTACCGAGTTGTCTCATGGTCCACCGTAATGGCGTATTCGGCCACGCGAGACACAACACCCGATACCGTGACCTCCAGTTGAGCGACTGCGGTGGTCCAATACTCACCAGACAAATCGGATGCCGAGACCGTCCACGTGATCGTGTGCTCCGTGTCGTTCAGAGTGATGCCGCTGGTGTTGCTGAGACTCACATACACCGTCGTTCCTGTGAAGTCTGTTTTGGCTGCCCACGTCACCGTGCCGTCTCCGGCGAGCAGATCAGCAGGACGCGAAACGTCTGATGTTCCTGCTGTGGTGCAGACGTAGTGCGTTCCCGGAACAACATGAACGATGTCGCCTTCGGCGTATGCCTCGTCTTCGAGATGCGGGCGCGAGATTCCGCGAGCAATCGGTGTCCAGCGATCAACGATGTCCATTTTCGCGGTTGCTGTTGCGAGGCTCTTTGGAACGAAATACCGCAACGCTCCGCCGCTGACATAGGACGGCATCCCGATTGTGTTGACGCCATCCAGCGTCAGCGTATCCGTCCCTGTACTCGTGACGCTGTAGTAATCGGACGAGCGCGGAGGGCTGTTCTTGGCGTTGATGTCTGACGGACCTCTGGCAGCCTCGACGGCAGCGCGCCAGCCAGTTTTCAGGCCATGTCCAGGCGCTGTGACTGATGCCGGAGCAGAGTTGGCAACGCTGGTGATTGCCTTGTATGCGACGACATCAGATTCCCACCTGACGACCTCGGAATGCGTTTCTCCGGCCTTGAGCGCCAGCGTCGTCATGACTGATTACGCCAGAATCCGAGCGGCGGCGCCAACCGGCAGAACAGCGTCAACTTCGAGTTGCGTGATTGCCGCAGACGCCTGTTCTGCGAGGAACGACGGGTCGCTATCGGTCGGAGCGAGAACGAGGCACTGCGCAAGAACCGAGTTGCCGGCCACCCACGCGGCGGCAATGGACTCTTTCTCTTGCTGCGTCAGGCGGGCGGTGATCTGACGCTGCGTCAGCTCTACCGGCGGCGGATACTCGCGATCCGATCCGAGACGGGCCATCCACGACTTCGGATTCGGCGGAGAGAAGACCCAGCAGACGTTGTATTGCGGGTCGCCACCGTCAGCGGTGACTGCGGCGCGGGCTTCGGCTTCTGTTTGGAAGTACATCAAAGACATGGTTTTATCCTTTCGATTGACTGTGCGTTGAAATGGCTGTTGTTACGGGTCCATCCCGCTGCCGGCGACGAAAATGCTGTCCATCAGAGCGGCATTCCATCCGAGCGCAACTCGCATCGCGTTGACTTCAGGATCAGTGCGCCGAATGGTCTTATTGTCCCACTTCCAGAATTTGATCTGCGCGTATGTTCCGGTCGGAGCGTTTTGATCGGCTACTTCTTTCGCATCAACACCGACAATGCCACGGATGTAACCCTCGATGGCCTGCAGTCGAGCACGAGCGATCGCGTCAGCCCCCTGCATGAGTTGCCGTGTGGTCAGAACGATTGACGACGGGTCCGCGATCGCGTCAGCCCCCTGCATGAGTTGCCGTGTGGTCAGAACGATTGACGACGGGTCCGCGACCGCTTCTGCCGGAGGCATATCAGCGCCAGTGAAGACCGTGATACGAGCTCCATAAGCAATGTGCTTCGGATCAGGAATTGCCTCGGCTTGCGCTTTTCCGGCAACCGTATTTGAGAATTTTGTGATTGCCATGTCATCAACCTCCGTACTGCACAGTGAATTGCATCGGCACGATGATAATCGAGTCGGTGTTTGCGGGAAGTTGTCCAGAAAACGAGACTGTTTGATCGACAGCCGTATTTAGCGTCGTGACATCCCCTGAATAGGTAGTCGAAGTGCTGCCGCCATCCCATGCCGATGAAGCTGAGTTTGTCCGGTTTCCAACCTGTCTATTTTCCACACCCATGTTTATCCTGGATACTTTGACAATTTGATTATTGAGCGTATTCGTCAGCAAGACATGGAAAAAAACAGCGTTTCCAGCACGACACCTAATAGCCTTATTTCCTGCTGTACTAGATGTCAACCATTTCAACAAAAAAGACGTAACTCCATTCGGCCCCGAGCTGCCGCCTGGCATCGTGAAAGATGGTCCGAAGATTTCTGACGTTACCTGCGTAATCCTGCCAGTCGTCAAACCTGTAAAAGAAGTCGGCGACGAAACAAACGCCGGCTGCCCGGTTCCAGAATATGTCTCTTGAAAAACCTGACCATTGGTTCCATCCGTCTTTTTGCACCAATACCAGCCGCCGGTAGCCAAACCACCTGCGCCAGCAGGCAAGTAGACATAACCTCCAGACACCAGAAAATTGAATGCGGAGGCAATCGGCGATTCGGCACTCAGTGTGAATGTGCCGTCGGCGGCGAGCGAAAGGCCGTTCGCTCCGCCATCGCCAGGAGGAATCCAGAACGGGATGCCGGATTGGTAGAGCACCCCTTCTGCCGCAATGCTCTGCGCCAGAGTATGGCCCTGTCGTTGAAGTATGACCCCGCCAGGCTCTTGGCCGCGCTGTACAGCGCGCTGATCTTCGGTAACAACCCTGGCAATCACTGGACGATCTATTCCAAGAGAGTTTTCGTATTGCCCCATGTCTATTGCCTTCCTGTCTCAAACAAAATTGCCTTTTGCATCCCGGCGAGCCCGAAGCGCCGACCGCTTCATCTCTGTCTCAACGGGACGCGGGCCAAACTCAACCTCGAATCTCGCCTCGTACCTGTCGGCCTTCTGCTGATTGAAATAGTCAGCGTCCGGCGTCGAGTAGAACTGAGAAAGAGCCCAATCAATGAGCTTGACGTGGATCCTTGCCGGAATCTCTGGCTCGACAGAATCGGTGTCAGACAACAGCATCTCGTCCTTCGGGGTGCAGAATGCGACGATCGTCACGTCAGCGTCAGCGTCAGGGGCGGGGTACAGCCTCAGCCTGTTGCCGATCCGGCAGCACTCGGTCGGAGTACCTGTTGCGCTGGCCAAATCACCGTGCCGCCGGCCCAGGAAATCGACGCGAGCCAAGAGTTCGAGCGGTGCGCCGTCAATGGACACCTGGCGGACGGAGAACGCGCGATCAGGAATGGTGACAAACGGATCGCCGGATACCGCTCCAGCGATGATCTCGTCGTCCTCGATCAGTTTGGCCCTGATACATGCCTCAGTTTCAGCCTCGTTCAGCGCATCAGCCCACTGACTGTTGGACCAAAACGGCGGCTGGCCGATGTCACCGGACCCGTGGCGGCAGCGGTCGATCAAATCGGAAAGCGTCACACCTGCGCCTTTGGAGGCCGTCCACGGCGTTTTGGAGTCGCTCGAGCAGCGGGCTCGGCCGGATCGTCGCCGCCGTCCTCGGCGACAAAAACGCCTGCCGGCAAGGCCGCGAGTACTGCTGCATCATCATCCGGAACGTCGCACCACAGCACGTCGCACCCATATCCGGCCGAGAACGTGTGGCGGCGATCGCCAACGGTCGCGATGACCGTGCCGTCTCGGCGCGGCGGAATGGTGGTGCGAAGCAGCATGTCTGTCCTCCAAAAAACAGGGGCGATTGCGCCGCCCCTGTCGTTTGCTCCTGTTCAGGCGTCGAGGAGCCGGGTATCAGCCCGCCTCGTAGAACAGGGTCACGCCGAGCGTCCCGGCGACAGCCGTGCTCGGGGCCGTCGTGACCTTGACCCCCAGTTTGCGGTCGGCATCGGCCTTGCTGACGGACGCCATGTTGTTGAGCGTGCGCGTCAACAGCTTGTCGAAGGCCGTGGCCACGGCCGTTCCGGTGTCGCCCCACGCGCCGCCGCCGTCGGCCGCCGCGCTCGAGAGGTTCGCGCTGGAACCGTCCCAGATGCCCACTTGGAACACGGCGGCACCGGCGCCCGAGTCCATGTCCGTGCCGTCGACACGCACCTCGAGCGGGATGCATCCGGCCGGCAGAATGCCGATCTGGCCGATCGTGTTCAGGGCCAGATCCCCGGTCGCCATGGACAGAGTGAATCGCACCGCCAAGACCTCGGAGCCGGCCGGCGTTGCAACCGGGCGGCGCCCGGTGATGAAATCGTTTTTGTTGGTGAATGCCATGTCTCAAGTCCTCGCAGTTACCGGCTCGCCGCAGCCGTGTCCAGAGCGAACGCGCCGAAGTCCTGCGCGCCTGCGGCGGTTGTGAACGAAACCTTCTTCGTGCCCCAGGTGCAGTTCGACGAAATCACGACCTGGTTGCCGTTGTCGCGCACTTCCTCGTGCCAGTCGAAGCGCAGACCGGTGCCTGGCGATCCGTAGGCCTCGACGAGCGCTTGTGCTCCCAGGAACAACCCGCGGGCCGCCTCGACGTTGGCGCCGGCGCCGTAGTCGTTGAACCGGATCACGTTGCGATGGCTGTGCAGGATGCACCCGCGATACATGCCCAGCGAACCCTTGACCATCGGCGACTTCCGGCCCTCCGACGCGGCGATCGCCTTCTGGATGTCCAGCCACTGCCCGGTGCTGGTGTTGGAACGGAGGTCGTCCTCCTGGAACGTGTGCATGACGCAGACGAACACTTCCTCGCCGTCGATCTTGCACGGCTGCAGGACCGGGATGTCCGTTGCCCCGCCGCCCTGGCTGTCCGCCTTGGTCTTCGCCCGATCGACGAGCCGCAGGTCGAACTTGTCGTTCGAGTCGACGTTGTTCTTGGCAGTCGCATCGTTGCCGTACAGGATGTGATTGGTGTCCGGTGCGACCAGGGCGTTGTTCGCGCGCCCCGTGTAACCCAGCGGCAGGATGAAGTTGGCGTTGATGCCGCGCGCGCCGGACAGATAGATGAACCGCAGTTCGTCCTTGAGGCGAGCCCACCAGCTACTCTGCTGCCGACGAGCCTTCTCGCGCAGGTTGTGCAGCGTCCGCTTGCGGGTCATGCGGCCGCCGGTGTTCACGCCGCAGCGCGCCTGATCGATGTAGATGGAGTCGGTGTAGAACTTCTGCGCCTCCTCCTTGCCCTCGAGGATGTCGTCACCCTCGACGGGCGCCATCTTCAGCTCGGCCAGCAGATCGTAGGTGATCTGTTCGCCTGCATCCGACTCCAACTCGGTGAGCAGCTGGATCGGCACCTCGGCTTCGGCGCCACGACCGACGAAGCGCTGCCCGAAATAGGACTTCTGGGACTCATCATAGGCCAACAGGCCGGAATACCGCTTGACTGCTTTGGCGTCGTTGACGCCGACGATGGTTCGCGCCATTGATAGGGGCTCCTGTAACGATGTTCATCGCATCCATGGAGCACTCCTGCGCGCCACTGCCGCACTTGCTATGTGACGGCTACCTTGCCATGCTTGGTGATGCCGGTAAAGGCGCGCGTCGAATCTCAACCTCGCGCGGCGCCACGAGCCGCAGCCTGGCGTTGCGGCCCGATTTCTGGAGCAGCTCGACCACGACGCTCTCGCCGATAACGAGCTGATCGCCGACGGCCA